GCCCAGCGACTCGGCCCAGCGACTCGGCCCAGCGACTCGGCCCAGCATTATTCCACTACCCAAAATAGACCGTTGAATTTCTCAACCTCGCATTCTATCGTGTAGAATTCGCTCTCAAATAACGTGGTTGAATTATTAAAGTAGTGGTATTTTCCTAGATTGTAGAATCTCATTTTTCGAATCTCGTTTTTGTGTCTGGACAATATTTTTCCAATATTGCTTGTATCGGAATAGTTGACGTTGCCACAATACCAAAAAACGAAAAAAGCCCCCAGTGATTTACTAGGGGCTTGCATTGTGAATGATTCGAACTAGCTAGTTGCTACTCGGTTTCAACCACTACGGTTTCCATCTTGGGGAGTTCGCAGATTGCTTTCAAATATTGTTTTCCATCTCCGTCAACTAGGTTCGCCCTATAGTTGTAAGACGACTCAACCCGCTTTTCAGTGAGGATAAAATCACACTTCGAAACGATAGCTAGTCGAAACAAAAACTCTGCGAACGAATCAGCCGATCCGTATTTTTCAGCGTGTTTCCCAAGCTTGGTTTCGAACGATTTTAGTTTCTTGCAAGTATCCTCTAATGCACTCAATCGGGAATGATTAAAGCCAGCTCCCAAATTGTAGTCATGGTCAAGCCAGCTACCTTTGTTTTCGCCATAGCTGCGCTTTCCAGTGTACGATTTTACACTCACATAATTCATCCAAGCGAATTCACCATACGAACTCCAAGCGTGTTCTATGTTGCCATAGCAACAATCCGATCTATCGTTTTTATCGGTTTCCACAAATACCCAATTTGCTTTGATATCGATGGAATTGCCATTGAAATCCATGCTTTTTACTACGTTCAAAGCGATTTTTTTTGCGTTCGACATTTTAATAAACTTTCTTAAGATTCTCACAAAACCCCCTCCCAAACATATGGGAGGGGACACAATCCACATTACCTATTTTTTGATATTTCTACCAAAAAAACACATATTACCAAAACGACGATAACTAATTCCATGCTATTCCTCAACTAGATCTAGGGGAGATTCTAGCTTCATCGCACGTTCAAACTGTTCTGGGGAAACTAGCTTCCCCAAATTAATCATCCTGCAAAACAATTCTTCGCGCAGTGCGATATCGGCACTAGTAATTGATGTAGGAACAATTTGATCCGCGATTTTTTTATCCTTGCGAATTTTAATTCCATCTAGACCAAACACTTTGCGAGATAGCAATTCCATGTCGGAATCAGAATCGACCAAGATATCGCAATCACGTTGTATCTTAGTTCCCCATTCGTCAATCCATGCTAAACGCTCTGATTCGCAAGTATCCTCTACTTGCATATTAGTAACATAGTTATCGAAAAACTCACGTTGAACCATGATTAAACCCTTTAGACTAGAAACAAAACAAAACAAAACCACTACATAAAGAGTAGCGACTATGCCATATAGTGCAATGGGTTAACTAAAAATATTTTCACGAATTAATTGCACCGCCTCATTGCACCGCCTCATTGCACCGCCTCATTGCACCGCCTCATTGCACCGCCTCATTGCACCGCCTCATTGCACCGCCTCATTGCACCGCCTCATTGCACCGCCTCATTGCACTATTAAATTGATTTTTTAAATACGGCTTAAACACTCTAGAATCATTTTTAAAGCGTTTTTTCGCCAATGGTATATTGTGGTCAACTAGTGTCTTATCGTCGATTCTGAGCGAAATGAAGCAAAACTAATGTTATTAAAGGTAAGAATTCACACCATTAAATTTTAATTTGTTTTTTTGGTAAATTGTCCTTGTGAGATAGTCGATACGCTCACGCGCTGAGAAAGATTCGAACAACACACATTATGAAACCGCATTGGAGTTTATCCAAAACAAAATTAATACCATGCCAAACCCACGAAAAGAAGATTTTTTATGGAAGAAATTTTTGAACGTTTTGGCACAAGAAAAATAATTCTCAAAATGAGATGAAATGTTTCAAAGTGAGAATCTCAGTCTGATAATGAGAATTCTCAAATTGGGACGTGGATTCTCAAAATGAGGCAAAAAACGGCACAAGATTATTTCGGATATTTTTCCGGAATTGTTCGGATCGGTACGCGGAATTGTTCACCCCCCCTGCCGGGGGTTGTCCCCTCTGGAGGGGGGTTGAATTTTTCAACCTTTTTCGGTATGGCTTCATCACATATCACGAAACTTTCCCTATTAATTAAACTCCCCCCATGTTTCCGGCCTCATCATTCTTTCCCAAATAATCTTTGTATCTAAGATAGAAATGTCTAATCGTATTTTTCTCCACACTTGTCTGGATATCATCTTTAATGTCTTTAAAAAAAATACCAGACTCCCTGAGTTCTATTATCCTGTCCCGATAAGGCCATAACTTAGAATTCATTAGATGGACTAAGCTATTTCCTTCAATATACTGCTCAGTGTTTCTAAAATGATGATTGTTCTGAGATATGCTAGAATCCTCAAGATGCTCAGGATTACAACATATTTTATTTCCACACTTATGATGAACGCAATAAGAATATTTGTTATTATGACAAATATAGGAAACTCTATGAGGCATTAACATCTTTCCATCAAAGTCAAATCTTCCGTAATTCTTATGAATCCTACCAGTCCAATTCCAACATCCAGATACGGGATCTATTAAAATCATATCTTTCATCTTTTCATAAGCCGCCAAATAATCAACTTCTAAATTTGTATACTTATTTTTATTATAAATAACTGAATTATGTAAACTGCAAATTATCTCATTTTCAATTTTTAATAGATCGGATTCATCACACTCTTTTATTAGATAGCAGGACCAGCTATGATCAAAATAATCTTCCTGCATTTCTTTGTTTGTATGGTTTTTATTTTCTAGGTCAGATATATGGCCTTTTAATCTAGTCCTTATATTGACAGAAGATCCTATATATATCTTCTTTCCATCATGCCTATAAATTCCATAAATTCCACAAATAGCATCGGAATGATGCATCTTTATTTTATTTTTCTTAGATATTAGGTGGGATATAGATTTGTTTTTTAACTTATATTCTCTTCTGATATCTCTCAGTTGGTAAAGCGAAATATTGTATTTTTCTAAGATTTCGTTATTAGTCAATAAATCATGATCTACAATAACGTTTTTAATTTCAAGATATGTTAAAGAATTTCTTTTTTTCTGAGGTGTTCCAATAGGACGGCTCATAGTTTCTCCATTTTAATTAAACTAGTGCGGGGTGGTTTAAATTAAATACACATCCCAGCAAATATGTTAAAAAATCTGGAAATTCCTTTTACCAATGGTTCATCCGACCCACTCGGGTAAAGTAATGGGCTAGTATATTCTGTTATACATAGCTCTATCCTATTCTACTATATATGGTTCTAATATATTCTATTCTATACGAGAGAAATGCCAAAAAAAATCCGGGCCATTCTTTCTGGAATGGTTAACCCGACCCATCTGGATTGGCCCCCACCATAATTCTGGAACAGCACCTATCGCAACATCGTAAATATGGATGGGGAGAACTATGTAAAAAAATGAAACAACTTATGGGGGCGAATAAGCCGACCCACTAGGGTGAGGCGGAACCAAAAGATTGGGGGAAGAACCTTTAACGCAACTTTGGAGATGGGGGCGAACGTAGTGAGATAAAAGGGCTTTGGCCCTTAAGGTAGCAAATAAAAAAATTAGTACATCTTCCTATTAACATACATATGAGGGCGGGCCTTTTATAGAAGTTTTTTCCTTTAGGTAAAAAAAAGCCCTCGGTCGATACCCCGGCTTCGTAAGACATCCTGTCAATTCGTCATAGCTACGCTTTCTTCAATTATCATCTTAGCCCAACATCCCTGTTGGTCTACATTGTCACCTATCGGTAATCTCAAACACAAAACACATACGCCTTACACTGCGTTAAAGGCTAATACAGAATGTACTGTAAGTCGGGATATCGTTTTAACAACGAACCCGTAAAATTCTTTCAAGATTTCCCCAAGTAGGTAAATTATTTTGGGAAAAGAGGTGTCGGGGCCCATAAAGTTAGGTTTGGGGCCCTCTAGTGGCAGAAGTCGCCCCCGTAAAAAGCCCCCTTCCTTATTTTTTTCTTTGTACCATTTGGGCCAACACACAATTTTGCAACTTTTTTAAAAGTTGATCTGAAGCCGTTATTGGCGAAAGATCGTCTGAAAATTCTCAGACGAGGTATCTCCAATCTGAGTGATTAGCGAAGATTACGTTACTTATTTTTTAGTATTACGGTTATTAATATGTGCCCATATTGCTTGTTTTGAGGCGTAACTTGTAAAAACCCCTTATAAAATGAGTATATATCTGCATGGATAAAGAAAACAATCAAAAAATTCTCTCAAATGAAGATCATCACCTAATAATTTGGGAGCTAGCCAATAACATAGCCCCGAAGTATGCGTTCGCTAATTTTACGGCGGAAGATCTAGTTCAAGAGGCCTATATCATGGGCATGGATGCTTTAACCCGTTACGACGGGATTCGCCCCTTCAAAAACTTTATAGCGAATCATATCAGCAACAGAATGAAGACCTTTAAGAGGGATCATTTCTATCGGCCCAATGCGGGCACCGCTGAACACCTTCAGGTTGTCAAGAGGGCCCTGATGAGCCCCGGCAATATGGATAAGGTAAGTAAGATGTATGAGGTTGATTATGCGGCCCTAATAGATGGTATGGATAGAAAAAAAGAATTAGATAAACTTATTCCGGTCATCCACAGAAAAGACTATCTTAGAATGTTGGCCGGGGTGAGAATTAGTCAGACTCGCAAAAAAGAGATAGTGCATATTGTTAGGGAGGCGATGGCTCAAGTATATGGCAGATAAACCAAGCAAATTTACGGTCGAAGAAGTTGACTATATAATTAAGAATAAAGATAAGTTGTCGTGCAAAGAAATGGCGGCACATTTGGGGCGTAGAGCCGATAAGATTCAAGATTATATTATTCAGAACTTGGGGGTTGCCCGCATAGAGCAGCTTAAGATTGACACCAAGGCCCATTTAAAGACGAGGCCATTCTATGGGGATCTGATGAAGCAGTTCGATAGGGACGAACTCAAGACGTTTGAGGAGCAATACGCCAAGATGTATGCTCAGTTCAAGGATGACGTGTTCCACACCGAAGAAATGCAGATTCTTGATATTATTAAAATTAGTATTATGTGCGACCGAATATTGATTGGTCAGGGGACCATACGAAGACAGATGGAGCAAATTCAGTACGCGATCCTAAGCGAAAAACAAAAGCCACCGGGGACTTGGGATATTGAGATGCTTAGCCTTTTAGAGCGTCAGCTTGCCACGATGTATGGCTCGATGAAAAACATGTCGGACGAGTATCAAAGCTTGATGAAGCAAAAGTCAGACCTACTCAAGGCCATTAAGGGAACCCGAGATCAAAGAGTTAAGCATATTGAGGATAGCAAGCAAACATTCACGGCCCTCATGACTCGCCTAACAGAGAACTCCGAATTTAGGAAACAGGTCGGCCTAGAAATGGAAAAGTATAGGCTGGCAGCTAAGGCCGAGTATGACAGGCTCGGAACAGCCATTAGATATGAGGACGGTGTGGTGGATAGGCCCCTTCTTAATTCCGATACGGTCATGAGGACGGATTAGTGAGAGAGTCTGACCGAGATTTAAATAAGAGGGTTCGCAAAAGAGATAAGAGCACCTGTCAAATGTGCAAAAAAAGGAAGATGGCCCGGAACCTACAGATTCATCATATATTTAGGTGGGCCGACAACCCATACTTAAGGTACGATATGAAAAACCTAATATGTTTATGTAAGCCGTGCCACTTCTCTATTAGGAATCAAGAATCGATTTGGGCGAGTTATTTTGTCAAAATACTGGATGGGCACCGATAATGGCCACAGTAAAATACGATAACATTGAATGCATTCATGAATTTGGGATTTCCTTAGATGCCCGAGAAGTTTTTCTATATGATGAAATAAATTCTGATGTGGCGATGAATTTTATTAAGAATATGAGGGCCCTAGAAGCTCGTGGGCAAAATCCCATTATAATACATCAGTATAGTGTTGGGGGCGATTGGGCTGCCGGAATGGCCGTATATGATACTATATTTTTTTCCTGTAGCCCTATCCTATTTATTAGTCATGGGTGTGCGGCCAGTATGGGTTCGGTAATTCCTCAGGCTGTAAGGCCCGGAAAAGGTTATAGAATAACAAGTCCTAATTGTGATTGGTTGATACACGAGGGATCTATAAGCTTGGAACATACAAATAGGGCGGCGAATTCATACGCTGAGGCAAATAAGTTAGCAACAGAAAAGATGTACAACATTTATGCTAGGGTTTGTCTTAGGGGGGAACATTTTGGGGGCGATAAAGAATCTAAAGTTAAGGCGTTTTTAAAACGTAAGTTATCTTCTAAGGAAGATTGGTGGATCTCTTCTAATGAAGCTGTATATTACGGGTTTTCTGACGCAGTATTAGGTTCTTCAGAATATGAGACAATAGAAAAAATTAAGGGGTATTTGTAGGGGGCGGATCACCCGACCTAGTCGGATTAGCCCCTAGCATAATTAAGTGAATATAAAATGACCTATATTTTTTTCTTTGTCACCTTATCCAACAACAAAGGTTTAAAATGGGTTATATAATACTTGCAGATACTCGTGAAAAGACTGGGTGGACTTTCGAGCCTAATGATAAGTGCTTAGGTTGTGAGCACGTTGCTATAAAAACGGGCGACTACACTATAAAGGGTCTTGAGGATTATATTTGCGTTGAGCGGAAGGCTACTCCATCGGAAATATCTACGAATTTAGGGATGGATAGTGTTCGCTTTTATAAAGAGCTAGAGAGAATGAGGCCTATTAAGCATAAATATATTATGTGCGAGTTCTACTTGGACGACCTCCTTAGATTTCCGGAAGGGTCTGGAATACCTCCATCTAAGCTTAAGCTTATAAAGATGACGGGCAAAATGGTCCTTAAGTTGTTAACCGAGGTCCAGCTAGAATATGGGATAAATGTAATGTTTTGTGGGAGTCCTAGTAGTGCTTTCACAATGACTACATGTGTCATGAAAAGAATATATGAGAAGTACGGGCGGGGTAAATGAGTATAGAGAGCGAATTTGATAATGACTGGCTTGACATACAGATTCCTGATGAGGAGCTTTTTAATCCTATGGAATTTATCTATAGTGATCCCGACCCCGAAGAGGTAATGAAGAAGCTCTATATAGTAATGAGTATGCCTGAATATTTTAGGTTCGCTACTAAGTATATATTGAATGTGGATTTGCTACCGATGCAGTTAGTTATTATTAAGGAGTTGTGGGATAAGAAGTTTCCAATGATGATTGCTTGTAGAGGTGCTTCAAAAAGTTTTTGCCTATCAGTTTATTGTATACTTAGGGCACTTTTGTTACCAAAAAGAAGAATTGTTATTGTGGGGGCGGCTTTTCGTCAGTCTAAATTTCTTTATGCTTATATGAAGGATATTTGGGATAATGCTCCGGTACTTAGAGACGTGTGTGCAGGTGGAAGTGGATGTTTTGGGGGCGTGGATAGATGTACGGTAAAAATCAATAATAGCACCATAACATGTTTACCTTTAGGTAGTGGGGATACTATACGTGGAGAGCGGGCACATGACATAGTATGCGATGAGTTCTCTTGCCTCGGATCAGACACTTTGATTCAAACTGATGACGGATTGATCGAAATCTCTGATTGGGCTAATTCTAATGCCATGCAACTTCTTAATAAAGATAGAAAACTAGAATCGCCCGCCCACATGGTAAAAACTCCTTTGACGGATGTTTACAAGATAACAACTGAAAACGGATATAATTTTAGATGCTCTAATATTCATACAGTAATGACTCAGGAGGGATGGAAATTAGCTAAGGATCTAGAGCCTAAGAAAGATTCTTTAATTCTTGATACAAATAATTATTTTCCAGAAAGAGACATTGAAAAAGATGGTTTGGTTTTAGATGAAGAAATAGGATGGTTATTAGGGGTTCTTGTGTCTGAAGGCTCTGTTGCGAATAGAAACTATATATCAATAACTAATACCGATAAAAAACTTATAGATAAAATTAAAGATAGATTTCCGCATTTCCATTGGGCCGAAACGTATCGCCCAGAATACACGGACGGTAGGGGATGGAAGTGTAAAGAGTCTTGGGTTATAACTTATTCATCTACTGAATTTAGGCATCAATTATTTCAGTTTGGTCTTGGATACAAGATTGCTGTTCAAAAAGATATCCCTAAGGATATTTTAAGAAGCTCTAGGCCGGTAGTTATTGCTTTTTTGTCTGGATTATTTGAGGGTGACGGAAGTGGATTTACCTATATGGACAAGGAGCAAAATAAGAAAAGAATTGGTTGTGCCTACTACAGTTCTGGTAGAAGGTTAATAGATCAATTACACATACTTCTTCTTAAATTCAATATTTCTGCGTGTTTAATTAAAAGAAATAAAAATAGAGTCTCTAAGGCTGATAGTTGGATGCTTTCTATTAGAGGGGAAAACGCCCACAAATTATGTAAACTCCTAGATATTATAAAATGGGATAATAAATTTGAAGACGGACATTTTCTTGTAAAAAAACCTCATATCATTTTTAAAAAGACGAAATTTGGAGATAGATATTATTTGTCTACCAGTGAATCAAATAAGAATGTCCATCTTGGCACTTTTAATACAGAGCAAGAAGCTGTAGATTATTTTATTGAATACAAAAAAACTAGCAATTTTGTTTTAAAAGTCAGGTCTGTAGAACTTCTTCCAAAACAAGAACATCTTTACGATTTCTACATGCCTGAAACAAATTCTTTTATGGGTAACGGCTTTATTCAACATAATTCTATCCCAATAGATATTCTTGAAACAGTTGTTTTTGGGTTTGGTGTCGTTAGTTCTTCTCCAGTTGAAAAGGTCAAGAGAAAAAAGAGAGAAAGGCTAGGTCTTATAAAGATAGATGAGTCAGAGCCCGGACAAAAAGGAAATCAAATTGTTGTGGCGGGTACTGCATATTATACATTTAATCATTTTTACGATTATTGGAAAAAATACAAAACTTGGTTAACTACCAAGGGTGATAAGAAAAAACTAGATGACGCATTAGGCACCTCTGATAGCAAAGCTTTTAATTGGGATGATTATACAATTCTTAGGATTCCTGTTGGTCAATTAGATGAAGGTTTGATGGATGAGGGGATGATAGCTAAGGCCAAAGCAAGTATTCATACAGGCACCTTTAATATGGAATACGAAGCATGTGTACATGCCGAGACTCAAATAATAACTCCTACAGGCTCTAAGAATATAGTAGATATACAAATAGGAGATTTGGTATTAACTCATAAAAATAGGTTCAGGAAAGTTTTAAAAAAAACCTACAAGATTCATAAGGGGGATATGATCGAGATAAGAACTTCTGGATATTATAAACCATATCTAATAACTCCCAATCATCCTTTTTTTGATTCAAAGGATTTTATTCCACTATATAATGTAGAAGGATCTACATGTTTATCTAATTTGCATGAACTTAGTGGTTTGGATAGCATAAATTTATGCGATTATACGAGAAATTTTAATAATAACGGAATATACATATATCCAAAATCATCTCAAAACAAAATGGATGATAAAATTAGAGATAAAATAATTGATATGTATAAGACTGGTTTTAGACAGTGCGACATAGCAAAAGAGACTGGGGTTCATTTTTCTCTTGTTAGTCAAACAATTAAGCAGTCTAAAAAAAGACCAAAGACTGCGGTTAATTCAAACATAAGACTAGATTATGATTTTGGTGTTTGTGTTGGATATTATGCTTCAGAAGGATCTTGCGGATCTAAAGGAAAAACCGTTTGTTTTTCGTTAGATTCTCATGTAGACTATAGTTTACAAAAAATTGTCGAAACTCTTGAGGCATCTGCTTTTAAAACTTTTGGGATAAGTACAAAAAAATATTTATGCAAAACTGATGAAAATGTTAATGTTGTATATAATTCTAGAATTTTAGTAGATTTATTTAAATCAATATGTCCCGGAGTTTGTTATGACAAAATTATTGACACTAAAATACTTTTTTCAAATAAGGAGTTTTTAAAAGGATTTATTGTTGGAGCTTTTAATGGTGACGGTCACATTAGATGTGGATCTGCCGGAATACAACTAACTAACGAGAATCTTATAACCCAAATAAGATTAGTGTTATCGATATTTAATATACCTTCAAATATGTTAAGACCAAAAAATAAAGGTTTTGCAGTAATCAATGGTAAGATCCATAAGACACAACAGGCATATGGAATAAAAATAAGTGGCGGAAGTTTTGCTAAGTTTATAAATGAGTTTTATCCAGATAAGAAACATTTTATAAAGACTCAAAATTCTACATATCTATGGTCAGACGATTTTAATCAGTATCACAGAATAAAATCCAGTAAAATTGTTGATTATTACGACTATGTTTATAATTTAGAGGTGGAGGAGGACAATTCTTACTCTTTGCCGACTGCAACCGTTCATAATTGCTTTTCAGGAGACAGTGTGGGATTTTTTAAACGCACCCTTATAGAGTCCTGCACTGTAAAACATAACCATCCTATATTATTAGCTTCGGGCGAAGTTTTTTTCGAGGCGATGCTTCGGGGAGACACAACTAAAAAATACGTTATAGGCGTTGACCCTGCTTCTGAGGTGGATCATTTTGCTATCGTAGTAGTTGAAGTTAATCCTGACCATAGAAGGATCGTGCATGTATGGACCACCAATAAACAACAACACAAAGAAAAAATTAAGACGGGCACTGTAGAAGAGACTGACTTTTACGCATATTGCTCTAGGAAGATCCGGGACTTAATGAAGGTATTCCCAACACAGGAGATAGCTATTGACTCTCAGGGTGGGGGCCGGGCTATAGAGGAGTGTTTACACGATAAGGATAAGATAAAAGCCGGGGAGATACCTCTGTGGCCCACTATAGATCCGGAAAAACCTAAGGATACTGATGATCATAATGGGCTCCACATATTAAATATGGTTAATTTTGCTAAATCGGATTGGACGGGAACAGCTAATCACGGCCTAAGGAAAGATATGGAAGATAAGGTCCTACTGTTTCCGTACTACGATCCTATCGCCCTAGAAATGTCATACCAAGAAGATGCTGCCGAGGGTCGTGTTTATGACACCCTAGAAGATTGTGTGATGGACATAGAGGAACTTAAAGATGAATTAGCTATGATCGTGGTGACACAAACCGCGACAGGCCGGGAAAGATGGGACACCCCTGATTCTTCGGCGGGAACTGGTAAAAAGGGAAAGTTGCGTAAGGATAGGTATTCGGCCCTAGTCATGGCTAACATGTCTGCCCGTACCGGCGTTGTGACTAGCGTATTTGATGGGTATTCTAATGCGGGTGGATTCTCCCGAAAGATGAAGCCTGAAGAACTTAATGATGGTAAAATGTATGATGGCCCCGACTGGTTTATAAACGCAGGATAAAAAAATGGTAATATTAGGTTTATGTTTATCAATTATGGTTTTAACTATTTACATTGTTTTTGATTCTATTTGGGGGCCCAACTTAGCCAAAATAGCTAACCTTAACGCGGAACTACTTAGGCAAAAAGAAGGAGTGGAAATTTGGGACGAGGCTGCAAATAGTCTAATTCAAAAGCATAATAATGCAATAGAAAAAATAGGTATTTTGGAGACTCAGAACAAGAGCCTTTCTGTAACCTTTAATGAGTTCCTATCGCAGAATCAACAGATGGGTCTCCAGATAAAAGGATATCAAGAACAGGTGGGGGCCCTTAAAATCGCTCAGGTTGAGTCCGAGCAAGTCCACACCAAAGATATTCAACTAGCACGTAAGGACGCAGTAGATACGAGCCGGGCCGTGTTAAAAGGGCAAATCTCGGAAGAAATGGCCCCATTCCTGCCCGAGTTCCCTTATGAGTCTTCAGATGCCCGTTTCATGGGAAGCCCCATCGACTTAGTAATATTTGAGGGAATGTCTAAGGGCCTAGTAACTGGAATAGTACTAGTAGATATAAAGACTGGAAAATCCGCCCTAAACAAAGTCCAGAAGCAAATTAAGGAATGTGTAGAAAAAGGCCGGGTAAGCTTCTACAAACATTCGATAGGATAATTACCTTCTTCCTAACCAACATGTATATATTTTTTCTTTTGCCAATCCGCGATTAGCGGTTGTGATTTTTGTTTGAGTATTCATTTGTAGTCGCATTACCAATTGTATTACAATTATGCGGCACTTTTGGCACTTTTCTTAAAAGTTCGGATATGTCATGCAAAATATTCCAGTTCCCGCCGTCCAGATGACCCCCTATGCTGGTAATGGATTTATGTCTAAACTTACCGGGCTTGATATTGAAGCATATGGTGGAGTAGAAAAATCTTATGGGGCCCTAAACAGAGAATATCTTAATGTGGAGCCGGGAATTTCTGTTCGGCCATCTTTTAGTCGGCAGGATTATGAAGCTTTCCGCCCTCAAGAGATGACTCCGGCCCGTCAAAAGGCTATTATCCGGGCATCTATGAATGCTTATGATAAGGTGGGCCTGATTAGAAACGTAATAGATTTGATGGGCGACTTTGCCTGCCAAGGATTAACCATAGTCCATAAAGATCCTATTATTGAGAAGTTTTATAAGAATTGGTTTAAGCAGGTTGGGGGATATGATAGATCCGAGAGGTTCCTAAATTATCTGTATAGGGCCGGAAATGTAATTATAAATAGGTCCACAGCTAAGATAACAAAGGGCCACGAGGAAGAATTCAAGAAGACTTCTGCTGAAGAATCTAGTGGGGCTGATTTAAAAGTTGAGAACGAGCCTAAGATTTATAGGCGGGAAATACCTTGGTCCTATGAGTTTTTGAATCCACTATTAGTGGAAGCGAAGAAGATACAAGGAAAAAAGTCATACTTCCTAAAGATTAACGATAAGACCTTTTCTGGGGGCGAAATAAATCAGGACAACGAATATTTACCAGACTATATAAAAAAGCAGATTAAAGAGGGCAATACCGATGTTCTGCTTGATCCTGACAAGATTAACCTATACCATTATAAGAAGGACGACTGGTTAGTTTGGGCTAATCCTATGATTAACCCCATCCTTGATGATATAGCGATGCTTGAGAAGATGAAGCTCGCGGACGTTGCCGCTCTTGATGGTGCAATATCTAATATTAGATTGTGGAGCCTTGGCAGCTTGGAACATAAAATTGCTCCTAGGGCCGCTGTAATGAATCAGCTTCGAGATATATTGGCTAGTAATGTTGGGGGAGGAACCTTTGATCTAGTATGGGGCCCTGATCTACAATTTACAGAATCTAATAGTCAAGTATATAAGTTCCTTGGGAACCAGAAATATGAACCAGTACTAAACAACATCTATCAAGGACTAGGGATATCGGCTGCTCTGGCTGGGTCGGGTAGTTCGGGCAGCTACACAAATAATTATGTATCAATTAAAATGTTGGTAGAAAGACTTGAATACGGAAGGTCTGTTCTTTTACAGTTTTGGAACCAAGAACTTGAATTAGTTCAAAAAGCTATGAAGTTTGAAGATTCTGCCCGAATCCATTTCGATAGTATTATACTTTCTGATGAGGCCGCTATTAAGAATCAATTAGTAAATCTGGTGGATCGCTCCATAATGTCCGAAGAAACCCTCCTAGAAAGATTCCGGGAGATCCCTGATATTGAAAAGATGAGAATAGAGAGGGAACAAAAGGCCCGTAAGGCAAGTCCCGATATGCCCGGAAAGATGGGTCCCTTCGCCGCCCCAACACACAGGGAAGATATGGCAAAAATCGGGCTAAATTCAGGGAATGTTGGAAAAGACTACTTTGATGAATTGAGTCTACCCTATCAAAAGGCCCCTATAGTAAAAGCTCCCTTAGGGCAATCAATAAAAAAGAAACCTGTAAAGGCTGGTCCTGCTGGGGGTCGCCCACAAAATGCTGCCGATAAAGGCCCCCGAAAGAAAAAGAGATTACTTCCTAAAACTAAGGCTCAGGATTATTCCTCAGTTTTAATGTGGTCTATAGAGGCCCAGAATAAAGTGTCAGAAGTATTGACTCCTATATTTTTATCTTTGTCAGATCGTAAAAACGTAAGAAGTTTGGCCCGCGATGAATTTTCCCAACTAGAAGAAATGAAGCTTTGTGCGTTTTTGGGACTAGAAGCATTATCCCAGATTAATGAAGATTCTATAAAACTTGCATTAAATAGGGGGGTGAAACCTTCGGGAGCATTTTATGCCCAAGCGGGCCAAAAGAGTGATGATTTTCTAGAAATTCATAAAAGAAAACCCACAATTGAGGAAGTCAGGATGATTTACGCTATTATATTTTCGGAAAACAATATAAATTTTGAAGAATAGTGCCTCTAAACTAATATATATATTTTCTTTGGTGTATTGATTCTTAGGTAAATGTATTAAAATAATAACTTGGAACAAAAATATGAAAATATTCGCTAAAGAAATAGCTGACGGGATTGCGGAACAAATTAGCTCCAATGTTTCGGTCGCCTGTATGTCTTTAGCCCAAATTGATACATTTCCTCATAATCAAAAACCCCTACAGATTGCTGTAGCTTCTGCCAACCCATTTCAGTCTGACCTTTTTTACTTAAAGTCGATCTTAGTTAGTACTGGGTGGAACAATAATGATGACGTATTTTTGCCCGAAATTACATGGGCCGCACGTCATACTCCAGAAGATAAACAATTTAATTTTATGCACAATGAAAAAGATATTATTGGGCATATGACTGGAAGTTATGCTACAGATTTTGAAGGAAACGAAATCTCTGATATTGAGCATTTAGAATTTAAGATTCCGGGTGATTTTAACATAGTTAATAACGCTGTAATATATACTTCTTGGACAGACGCAGACCTTCAGGCTAGATGCGAAAAGATTATAGCTGAGATTAAAGAGGGAAAATGGTTTGTTTCAATGGAGTGTTTATTTCCGACTTTTGATTATGAATTAAAGTCTGACTCTGGAGATTTAAAATATATAGAAAGAAGTGAAGCTACCGCACATCTAAGTAAACATTTGCGGGCATATGGCGGCACCGGAGTATATGAAGGATATAAAGTTGGCCGAGTTTTAAAAGACTTGGCTTTTTCTGGAGTTGGTCTTGTAAATAAGCCAGCTAATCCAAAAAGTGTAATAATTATTGGTTCAGTAGATTCAGAAAAAGTCGAATTAACTACCGAGCCTGTTACTGAAGAAGAATTGGTACAATGTGCCGCTAACGATAAATCAGGAGAAAATGATATGCCGAAAGAACTAGAATTGGAGCTTGAGAGCGTAAAAGCTAAGCTTGTAGAAGCAGAAGCTACTATTGCATCTCTCACGTCTTTTAAAACTGAAGCTGAAACTTTGAGCCTAAGCCTTAAGGATCTTGTATCCCAAGCTGAATCTACAAAGGCTGAACTTACTGGAACTAAAGCTACTTTGCTTGATGTTACTAAAGCCCGAGACGAAGCCGTTGCTAAATGGCAAGGTTTTGAAAAGAAGGCTAAAGACGACAAGCGTAAAGCATCTTTGGCTGAAGCTGGTTATGAAGATGAAGACTGTTCTTGCTTTGATGCATTGAGCGACGAAGCTTTTGATAAGGTTGCAGCAGCTATGAAAAAGGCTAATTGCAAAGTTGTTAAAGAAAAAGAAGAAGATAAAGAAGAGAAAAAAGAAAAAATGGGTATTAAAGCTGAGGAGACAGTAGCTAAAGAAATTTCTATTATTGTAGAAACTGAAAAAGCTGTCGCTTCCCTTAATGATATCGCCGAGCCAATAGTAGTTCCTTCCTTGCAGGAAGTTGCTACTAGCTGGATGGGCAAAAATGTACTAAAAACTTCCAACAAGTAAAAACGGAGAATATATAATATGGCTCTTAAAGCAGATCGATTAGAACTTCACACAGACATTACCTTCTTCATGAATGAAGTTGCTGAGCGTGGCGGGGCTGTTTGCCTTGGCACTACGTCCGGTTCAGGTGCGGCTATGGACCAAGGTGCTGCCTTGGTAACATATGCGGCTAACCCTACGAATAAAATTCCTATGGGAATTCTTTTGAATGATATGGTAAATATTGACCTAACTCGTCAATACTTGAATCCATTCAGAAATGAAGTACAACGGGGTTCTAAAGTAACCTTGCTTCGTCAAGGTTGGGTTGTTACCAACAGAATTCAAGGAACCGCTCCAACGGCTGGTGCCCCATGTCATGTGGGTAACTCTGGAAACCTTGCAGCGGCCAATACTTTTGGCGGTGCTTCTGTAATTGGTCAGTGGATGAGTATTCCTGATCAAGATGGATACGCCAAGGTTGAAGTTAATTTCCCAGCAACTACACGATAATAAAATAATAGATTAGGAGACATAGAATGAAAAATATTGTAGAACCAACGCCAGAGTTTGTAGAACTTCTTAAAGCTTCTGGTAGCTCAGATAAAGCAACGGCACTTGAAGCACAACGACAAATCGCTCGGGCGATTGAGTTGCCACTTCGCAAAGGTATTCAGGCCGGTAATGTTTTGGAAGGTATTTTTACCACCACGACTGACGGAATGACTGAATATCCTCTTGACTTGCTAGCACCCGGAACTGAAGGCCAGTTTACTGCCTACACCAATCCCGGACACGGCTATATTCCTCAGAAGTCTGTTGAAAGCGATTATGTTCGTATTGCAACATACGGAATTGCTTCTAGCATCGACTTTCTTTTGAAGTATGCAAAGAATGGATCGTGGAACATCTTGAGCCGAGCAGTTCAAGTTATGGAAAATGGTTTCGTTAAGAAACTTAATGATGACGGATGGCATACTCTTTTGGCTGCCGCTGCTGACCGAAATATTTTGGTTTTCGATGCTGACGCCGCCGCTGGTCAAATGACCAAGCGATTGCTTTCGCTCATGAAGTCTGTTATGCGTCGAAATGGTGGCGGTAATTCGGTTACTGCCAACGGTCGATTGACTGACTTGTTCCTCTCGATTGAAGGTGTCGAAGACATTCGAAATTGGGGAATTGATCAACTTGACGATACTTCTCGCCGAGAAATTTATGTTGCCGCTGATGGCGGTGCTCCACTCTCCCGAATCTATGGAGTTACACTCCACGATTTGTTCGAGTTGGGTGATGGACAAGAATATCAGGATTACTTTATTACTGATCTTGCAGCTACCCTTTCTGGTACTGACACCGAATTGGTTGTTGGATTGGATATGTCTAGCGACACTTCCTTCCTGATGCCAATTGATCAACCTCTCCAAGTGTTTGAGGACGAAGCTTTGCATCGTCAACAGAGACAAGGTTATTACAGCTGGATGTCTTGCGGGTTCGCAGTATTAGACGGAAGACGCACCCTAGTAGGCAGCTTCTAGGCAGAATTCGCCCCCTTAGCGGGTATTTGATAACAAAATAAGAAACTCGGTTAATTCCGGGTTTCTTTTTTCGGTTGAACAGGTATAATAAAACAGGGTATGTCTTTATGCGACATCCAACAGTAATAACCTAACGAAGGAAAATTATGATTCAAGACGAAAAGACTATGGAAAAATTTGGGTATTATGGAAGTTCTTTAACTCCGGGCTCAAATAAACTTTTGGTATTAATTTGTGATTATTGTGGAAAAGATTTTGACAAATCTATGAAAATTCGCACGATAGCTCATAAAGATATAGCGACAGACTGTTGCAAAAAATGTAAGCACAAAAAAATAGAAGCAATTAATTTAATGAGATATGGAGTTAAATCGCAATTTGAACGAAAAGAAATAATGGATAAATTAATTCCAGCATCGATAGAAAGGTTAAAAACTCAAGATTTCAAAGATAAGAGATCTAAGACCTGCATAGAAAAATACGGTACAGATAATATGCAGTTAGTGCCAGAAATTATAGAAAGAACTAAAGCAACTAATTTAGAAAAATTTGGAGTTGAATACTCTAGTCAAAGCGAAGAGGTTAAAGATAAAGTACGTAACACTAATACTGAAAAATATGGAAGTAAATGTTATTTAAGCTCAGATATTGGTAGAAAAGCATGTAAAGAATCTATGATGGTTAATTTTGGAGTGGAGAACCCTTTTCAGGCAGAAGAAATTAAAGAAAAAATTAAAGCTATTAATATGGCTAAATATGGTTATGATCATTATTTAAAGGTTCCAAAGCATGGAGATGAGCATGGAAAAAGAATTTTGCAAATAAAAAAAGATACTGGTAAACTCAAAACATATAATGGTAAAACCGTCTCTGAACTAAGAGAGTCTTCGGGATATTCTGATTCTAGATTTAGGTATTTAATACATAGTTACGGATATGATGAAGCTTGTAAAATGACCCCCAAGATTAGTTCTCTAGAACAGATTATGGCCTCTTGGGTTTCTGGCATGGGTCTTGAGTTTAATAAGAACAAGCTTGGGAAATGCTATCCTGATTTTAATATAGAAGACAAGAAGCTAATTTTAGAGCCATGCGGCGTAATATGGCATTCCGACCGATATCAACCTAATGACGATTATCATGTTGAAAAACTAGAATATTATAAAAGTTTGGGATATAGGTCATTGTTTTTTTGGGAAGATGAGGTTGTTGAAAAACCCGAAATCATTAAATCTATAATAAAAAACAAGGCTGGATTAATTACAGAAAAAATTGCTGCCCGGAAATGTGAAATTAAAGAGGTTTCCACTCAAGATGGTGTCCGGTTTGTTCAGGATAATCATCTAATGGGCCCCGGCCCGAGTAGCTTGACATATTTTCTTATGTATGATGGGTATCCAGTATCCTGCTTGCAGATGAAACGTAAAAAGGGTTCGGATTACGAGGTTTCAAGGTTTTGTTCTAAGTTGAATGTTTCTGTGATGGGGGCATTTTCTAAACTTTTGTCTCATTTTGAGAAAACCGTTGAACATACTTCGATTCTTACATTTATAGATAAGAGATATGGAGAGGGTCTTTATTTGGCAGATCTTGGGTTTGTATTTGAATCTTGCTATAAGTCATTTTGCTGGACCAATGGCCATAAAAGAATTCATAGAATGAGATTCCCCGGAAATACTGGGTATGAGATGGGCTATAACAAACTTTGGGATTGTGGTCAGGCTAAATATATAAAAACTCCTTAAAGATATCTATTTATTATTTTCATCAACCTCCGGAATTCCGGGGGTTTTTTTGTGCCCATTTTTATTAAATCGCCCACCCACATAATTCCCGACTTACCCGTTCGCCCGCCCACATTGAGTATATATCTACAGGGAAATGCCCTATATTTTTTCCTTGCCACCCTTTGTTATCACGAACCCGTCGTGTGGGGGCGAAACCCCACATGGAGCCCGCTTTTCGCGTGGCGGAATAAAATTCCTATTTACTGCCAGAGGCAGATCGGAAGGTAAATATGTCTTACACCAAATGCATCAACGCCAATCCTTATAAAACCGGTTCTTATGTACAGAGAGCTATGCCCAACGGAGTTTTTCAGTCTGACCTGACTGTTAATAATTTTATTCCTAATACGTCCCTTAAGGATACCAACAGTACTGTAGATTCCCCAAACGTTTTTACGCCCGGAACTTCTCATGTATTAACTACTTCGGGCACTAGTGCTGCCACGGCCCTAACGTCCGGAATAAGAGCTATCACAGTATACGCCCGCAACAATGACGCCTACATTAGAATTGGTGAAGGCACCCAGACTGCCTCCGCTACAAGCATGTTTGTTGGAGTTGGGGATAGAGTTACTCTCGATGTAGGACGTTTTAGAAACCCCTTTATAGCTGTAATAAATGGCCCAACAGCCGCTGTAAGTATACTCCAAGTTACAGAACTTAGCTAGGGTCCACCCTAATGGGTCGGGTCGTTCGCCCCCATACTATTTTTTCTTTTTGCCACCTTATCCTACCACAAAACAGGATTTGGTCGGCGGGGTTTCTTTATAGGACTTTAGACTAATGCCTTCCATCGATAGAGTTTTTGGTCCACTACAGACTACAACTTCCCAGAAGAAATACGCTAGGACAAATATTGGTTTAGCTATAGGGGTTAATGTTCAGGCTTGGAGTGCTTTCTTAGATAGTGTAGATGCTGTTAATGCCATGAATGGAACAGGGGCTTTGGTGCGTCAATCTGTCGTGGACGCTATATCTGGAGCAGGCGTAACTGATGGCGATAAAGTAGACATAACAGTGTCTGGTGGTGGGGCCTCTTGGATCATTGATGCGGGAGTGGTTACACTCGCTAAACAGGCTGACATAGCCACCGCTAGATTTATCGGGAGAGTAACCGCAGCGACTGGAGTGCCTGAGGCGTTGACTGGGACGCAGGCGACTACCCTGATAGACACTGTCACTACTTCACTGAAGGGTCTCGCCCCAGCTAGCGGCGGCGGTACTACGAATTTCTTGCGTGCCGATGGAAGTTGGGCCACTCCGGCTGGCGGCGGTGACATGGTCCTTGCATCGGCACAAACCGTAAGCGGAGCTAAGACGTTTAACGCTACTACGCTACTGCTGCGTAACGTCGCTAATACGTTTAACGGATCGTTTACGAATGCGAACACAGCTGATCGAATCTATACGCTGAAGGATGCTGCTGGTACGATTGCGTTTATTAACGATATCACCGGAACGAATAGCGGAACGAATACGGGTGATCAGACCATCACCTTGACGGGAAGTGTGACGGGATCGGGAACGGGTAGTTTTGCGACTACCGTTGTGACAAACGCTAACCTAATTGGACACGTAACGAGCACCGGTAACACCACGGTTCTAGGTTCATTTACTTCCGCCCAGTTATTAGCCGCCTTGTCCGACAAGACCGGGACTGGGCTTAATGTATTTGCCATCACCCCAATTATTAGAGACCCTATTGTTCGAACACAGTCTACCGGATATGGTA